GCTCCATCTACTACTTGAACATTAATGTTCTGTGTATTAAGCTTTGATACCAAATCCAATAATGTCATTTTTATCTCTCCTTCCTAACTGTATTTACATGAACATCTGCAATTTACTAATTGCTCCGGTGATCCGTTTTCACTATCATGTGGCATAAGCATTTCACAATCATCAAACTGGAAATATTCATCAATCGGAATTGTTACACCTTCTTTTTGTTTATGCGATTGCCTAACCTTATTGTCACGTTCTGTTTTCCAGGTTTTAAACTCATATCCGGCATCTATAGCATCTTGCAATTCACTATAGTTTAAAACGCTATTTGCTTCGTTTTCGCCAACCAAAATAGCCCTTTCATCGGAAGTCCAATAATCTTTTGCATCAGGATTAAAATGCTCTACAGTAACTAAAACCAATTCTTCTGTTACTTTTTGGAAATAGTTTTCTGTATAGGAATCCATTCTTCCATATGTAATTAAAACATTTGCAAACTGTGATCTAAACTGCATTAACAAATAATCATAAGAAAAATATTCGTTCTCATATGCAATATAAGCCAAAGCAAAAAGGAAAAGCATAGCATTTCGAAATTCTTTTGCTAAATCTTTACGCTTTTCCTTCTGTTCTTCGTCTATATCCATGATCTCAAAGTATTCAGTTAGTATCTTATCCAATTCAGAATCAGTATAAATCCGATCATACTGATTTATTTCATCAATATTACTAACCATTACTCTTCTTCAACCTCTATAGCTTCTTGCTTGCTCATTCCACCGATTAATGGACTATTTGTTTGTTGGTCGCTTAAATCTGCCAACGGCTTATTTTCCAATGATTCAGATTCTTTAAATATGTTAGCTTCCTGATAACGTTTTACACCTTCGCCACTACGAGCAACTACTTGATTAGGGTCTTCAAACATAGAAACTGCATTTATAGTATCTTCCAGGGCAAATCCGTGACTAAGTAAAGTCGCTATAGCATTAGTCTTAACAGTCATTTCATACTGCTTGCTACGCTTAAATGATACAGCACAATCAGAATATTCAAGAATTGACAATGGATTGTCTTCTGCATAGCTTAATTGATATACATAAGTAATTAATTCCAACTCTTCCATTTTAGAACCATCTAAAAGCAACTGTTTTCTGCACGCATCTGCTTCTGCATCTGTCCATCCGGCAGCATCATCCATAGCAACTCCGGTACTTCCACCGGAATTATCATTTCTCTGCGGAACGTGTGCTAAACTTAATATATGGGATCGTGTAGCTTTAATATTGGCTAACTGACCTGCATAATCATATTCTACAGTTAACGGCTTTACTTGTGGTGTTTTCCCATCACGATTAGTTTCAGTAATCAGCCAATCTCCATCTTTAGGCTTAACAACTTCTTCGTGAATTTTCCCGTCTTCTCCTTCAACTTGTTGTACTGGAAATTCAATATCAGACCCCCACCAAATAGTATCTGTATTTCCTTGAACTCCATCCAGGAAGGAACTTAAACTAGCTGTAAGGCTATCAATTAAAGGAATTAATCTCTCAAAACATCCTTGTCTGTCGTATGATCTAATCCATTCTACAATAGGAATCTTCTCTAAGGGATTAAATTCCATGTATGTTATTTCATTTTGTGAAATCGTATATCTTGTAGAATCAGTAAAGCAATCAAAGATTTTTACCTTATTTCCTTTTGCATTAGTTGCTACCCTATAAGATACAGCCAATACAATTCTTTTATCTGTATATGCAGTAGACCTAACAACAAAAGTATATCTAGGATCAAGAATATCTATCGTAAACGGACTTTCGTTTTTTCTTTCGCTTCTGTTAATATCCACAAAAGAATATCCAACTCCGCATATTTCTACAAACCTACCCAATTCCTGCTGTTTCTTTCCTATTTTCTGCTTTCGATAATTCTGATTAGTTAATGATATAGCCTTTGTAAGAATATCATTATCTTCTACATCATCATCATCGGACTGCACAAATGTAAAAGGATTGCCCCATTCAAAGCCCAACTTAAACTCTGTAATATAATTTGCCAATGAATCAGGAATAAAGTTTTGAATCTCTTTACGATAAACCTTTTCTCTAATTGGATTTACTTCTCCGGCTTCATAATCTAAAAGAAATTCAATTTCACTTTTGTTTGCAAGATGAACATTATATGCTTTTGTTAAGACATTTATAATATTGGATTCGTTTATTTCTGCAAACTCTGTGTAGATAACCTGTCTACCCTTCATATCTTCCTCCAAAACAAAAAGGATGCAACGTTTGACGTTACACCCTTCTGAACATTTTTCGGTTTTTCACATTTATATAATAACATATGAAAATTAAGATATTCAATACATTGTTTACGCAAAATACGGCAAATCAGCGCAAATTAATCATTAAGATAAGAATCTCCATACATTTTTTCAAATTCCTTCAATGCATTTCCATAGATTGAAGTCAATGTGCGCTCTGATATTCCCATTTTTAAGAATATCTCTTTAAACTCCATCTTATTTACAAATCTGTCTGTAAGAACTTCATAGTAACGCATATTCTCAATCTTATCTATTTGTCCTATTATAATCCTTCTTTTGTTTACATAAGAATCGACTAATGCATCAGTTTCGGATTCCAGGTCAACCAACTGCGCTATCCCATCGCCTATCTTGTCATGTGATGATCCGGACTGTACACGCTCTCTATCGCATCTTGAAGTTATGTTAAAAGCCATTTGCTTTAATCGGCATATCTCATTAAGCTTATTCTCAATCATCTTGTCCAAACGCTCTATTTGCCCTAAATACTCTTTTGTTGTCATAATTTACACTTCCCTTCTTCCTTCTCTTTTTTTCAGCAGATTTCTTTAATTCTGCTTTTGCTTCCCTTGCTTCTTTATCCATTCGCTTACAAGTTTGATACCATCTTCCACATTGACTATCCTTTTTCTTTATTAATGGTATATCTTCTTCTGTAATAAACATATCAGATTCCAATTCTCCATATTTTTCTGGCATAAGCGCTTTTCTGACGTATTCAGCAAGCGTATATCTATCCCATAAACACATAGCCATTATATCTTTGTAATATATCTGCGGAACTGCTATATGTGTTTTGTAATATTCTTTTTGATCTTGTAAAGACAGGGCAAATTCCGCTAATCCTGGACAGTAAAATTCAAACTTATCCTTAAACAATCTGCATTTTTCAACTTTTGGAAACTTTTTAGTTGCTATGATCCTGCAATTCTCCGGTGTAAAATCCATATTCCGGTTGTTCCTTATCAATCTGTTTTCTAGCCCAAAATCTTGTAATGAAGCCCATCTTCTAAACACATCAAATAGCATCCATTCGTCACAAACATTGATTCCACGCCCACCAACACTTCTATACATCCTGCATGATGGTTTATAACATTCGTCCAACATCTTATTCCACATCTTTTCCAATATGGAATCCTTATCGAACCATTCATTTATTTCACAGCATCCACAACTATAAAGTGAATTAAACTCTGCTTCTGTGAGTCTTGCCAAATTACCACAATCGCAATCGCACCAATATTTATTTCTTATCAAAGCCCTGGGAACTAATCGCCCTTTACGCTCTCCAATAACAATCATATCGGACTCCTTATAATTCTTGTTGTTCTTTTTATCTTTTGCTCTAAAAATATCGCTAACTGTGTTATTGCGTCTGCGGAGTCATCATTTATATTCTTGCCTTCTGCGGAAAACAATGTTAATTCATCCATAGCCCTTCTATATTGTTCTCCGGCATGATATTCAGCCATATCTTCTTCTGTCCAATTCTTACAAGTTAAGAATATAAAATCACGCTTTATAAAATCAGAATATCCGCTTATCTTGTCTTCCTTAGACATTAAATTACTTGCGTTTTCCAACTCAATGCTGCATGAATGAATACCACGTTTTTCCATTTCCTCTTTGAGCTTATCCGCAAACAAATCACCGCCACGATTCTTTTCTACTCTTATCTGTGTAATATTATGCAATTCAATCTTATCTACAACCAAAGGAATTGTATAAGCTATTGTGCGCTTATCATGTACCCAATCTATAATATATCGTTCCTTTTCTCCATAATCCTTACATATTGGCATCGACAAGTTATCTCCACCACCAAAAGCAGGATCAATTACCGCAATCATTCTATATTTCTTAGATGGTGTATCTCCATCAAATCTTCGCAATTCTTCGACAGGAAAAGTCAATCCTTCACGAACAAAAGGAGCTTGTTGAAACTTAGCCATCCATTCAGCTTTATCCAAACGATCTCGCATATTGATATAATAGCTTGTTGAAAATCCTTTTACATCATATTGAAAATTACTCTCTTCGTTTTCATTTAAAGCAGGAATCTTCCTGAATCTTGCCCGCGGATTTCCAATATTTTCTTTTTCTTCTCTAAGAAGCGGATCATAAACAGACCATAATGTACCTACCAAAATCTTCTTAGCACCATCATTCATACGATCTAGCATTTTATTCTGATATTCCTGATATGTATTCTCCATACGAACAGCAGATAATGAATGTTCACGATCCCTTACCAAGTCATCCACATACAAATAACCATCTTCTGATACGTCAATAGCACCTGTCCATGTTCCATCAATACCACGGCATACATAAGTAGGAAATTCATCTTCTTTTCCAAGGTTTATACGATAATCAGCGGGGTCACTTGTTTTGCTCTCGACAACCTTCTGCATTTCCGGATTAATTTCCTTAAATAACTCTTCATAATTGTAATCTGTTGTTGTAATAATATTCTTCAAACCGGTAAAAAATCTTTTTACCAAAACACCACTGTGACCGCCCATAGCATTATGTGACATAGGTTTTCTAAGACCTACCCATGTTAAAAAGAAGATCGCAATAGTCGATTTACCAACACGAGAAGGCATTGAAAGTCCATATACATCCAAAATATCATCTTCTAAATCCTGGAAATCCTGTGCTACAATTTTCAGCGTGTTTTTTCTAGGATCATAAAACCGCTTTTCATATGGTCTATTCTTCTCCATATAAAGCATATAGCTTTCAAACAAATATGGCGCTTCTAGTTTCAACAAATCGTAATACTGTTTAAGTTGTGGTAATATCAATTCTCGTTCATCTGACTTATAAGTTTTCCACGCCCAATCCTCAAATTCTCTTAAAGAAGCACCCGTATTCTTTTTAATTGCATCCAGGATATACTTCTTCCCCTTTTTGCTAATTTTACGTCCGTAAATATCATCGTGTTCAATTAAAAAAGCCGCACGGCAAGCTTCTGTGTATGCGTTCAATGCTTGTTCGTCCGGCTTGTGACTTGTAATCCACTTATCGTATTCATTTACTATCTTAATTAATTCGTCGCTTGCCAACCATAACCACCCTTCCCAAAATAATAAATGCAAGAGTAAGGAATCGAACCCTACATGATTTCCATAGGAAAAATCTACAAACGTCTACCCTTTCCGTCATCTTGCCCCATTCGGCTAAATAACCCCATCATGGAAGTTTAAAAAGTTATCA